TTACACTGTCAACAAAAATGTTTACATGATTTAGAGTATGTAACTTCTGGAAATATTATGAGCTTACTTAAATTTACTTGGGCACAAGATTTAGAAGGTAACTCCCAGACTAATAAATTCAATGTTTTAACGACGAATTTTGGCGACGGTTATGAACAAAGTACTAGCGTAGGTATAAACAATCGCGTAGGCGAGTGGACATATCAACGAACAGGGAAAAAAGCTGAAATTTTGGAAATTAAAGCATTCTTCGATCTGCATAAAGGTGCAAAATCTTTTTTATGGGATTCGCCATTGGATGGAGAAGTCAAAGTCAAAACTGGAGAATATCAACCAATTTGTTTGGGTGGGGATTACTGGCGAATTTCCACAACTTTTAAACAAGTGTTTACTCCCTAATCATTTTTCCTATTGCTCCTTTAAGGAGCTTTTTTTTTGCTTGAAGGAGCAGAACAATGGCTATTAAAACTTTAGATATTGCTGAAGCTTATTTTGTCGGTGAATTACGTGTTCAGTTGGCAGATGCGCGTAGTTTTAGTAATGATTTACCAGCAGGTAAAATTGAGACACTAACCATTAATTATGACCGACCATCTAATTCCGTGGGCATTGTCGTCACACCAGGCGGCGGTGCTAATGGAAATATGACCTTATTAGATGCCGATATTACTAAATGGGTTATTCAAGCTATTCAGAACTCAGGCTTTCTTTATGGGATTAATGTGAATACATTAAATCTAAAATATGATGAAGCGACGAAAAAAATTAGCGTTGAATATACTCCAGTTGTGGAAGCTACAGCTCAAGCTTAAGGAGTTTGTATGTCTTTGCAGAGTGACTTTCAAAAACTTGAACTGGATGGATTAGTCCGACTGTTTGAACTAGATGCTGACTCCTATGGGGTTGGCATTTTACGTTTTCATGGCCACCAACAGGCAGAAAATATTATTTGGCAAGGGCAAGCTTTTGAGGCTATTAGCCTAGAAGTTTCAGGGTTGGAAATGCGTTCCGATGGTAAAGCTTCAGCACCAACGCTAACAATTGCAAATAATATGAATGGAATTCAAGGGGCTATTTCGGCCTATTGTCTTCAATGTAAAGATTTTGTTGGCGCTAAACTTAAAGTTATTACCACCTTATCCAAATATCTTGATGCCGAAAACTTTATTGATGGTAATCCATCTGCATCGAATGAAGCTAAAGAGCAAATTTGGTATATCGAGCAAAAGACTTCTGAAAATGCTCAGCAAGTAACTTTTGAACTTTCAAATCCGATTGACTTTGAGGGGTTGAAAATCCCTGTTCGTCAAATCACATCACTTTGCCATTGGTGTATGGTCGGTAAATATCGCGAAGAAGAGTGCGGTTATACGGGTACAGCAATGTTTACAGATAAGGATGAACCAACAGATGACCCAGCATTGGATAGATGCGGTGGCCGTCTAAGTTCTTGTCGTCTGCGTTTTGGAGAGAACAAGTCGTTACCGTTCGGTGGGTTCCCTGCTTCAAGTCTTATGTGAGTTGTGTTGTGTGTAACTTTTCAGTCGGTGAAGTTGTTGAATTTTGGGTGGTAGGTCGGGCAGTCTCAGGTAATGGGATGCAAGTACAAATTCTAGAAATAGACGGAGATTGGGCTGTAGTCACTACTGGATGTGGTCAGTGGCCAGAAAAACTGTCTAACTTGAGAAAAATTTCATGAAGCTAACTGCAAAGATCAAAAAATCAATCATGGCTCATGCTGATGAATGCTATCCACAAGAGTGTTGTGGAGCGATTGTAGGCAAAGAATATATTCCTTGCCGCAATGTTTCAGCTAAATCTGATCAGTTCGAAATCCACCCTGAAGATTTAACTATTGCAGAAGAACAAGGCGAAATCTTAGCTTATGTTCATTCCCATCCTGATGGCACTACACGAGCTTCAGAACTGGATTTGATTCAAATTGAATTGCATAAAAAACCTTGGGTGATTTGTTCGTATCCTGATCTAGATTTCGCCGTATATGAGCCATGTGGTTATCAAGCACCACTGGTTGGTCGAAATTATTTCCATGGCTGGCAAGATTGCTATGCACTTATTCGCGATTTTTATAGCCGTGAATTGGGTATCGTGCTTATGGATTTTGAACGAAATGATGCTTGGTGGGAAGATAAAGATCATCCCTCACTTTACCTAGAAAACTACGAGAAAGCAGGGTTCTATGAAGTAGATACTCCTCAATATGGCGATATGTTGATTTGCCGTGTAGGGCGTACTGAGCATCCCAATCATGCACTGATTTGGCTGGGAGATAATGGAAAGTTGAAAACTGAACAAACTGAAAACTGTATTGGTTCTACTCTAATTCTTCATCATCCCTATAATCGAAAATCAGTACGGGAAATATATGGCCAGCAATGGCTAGAACGCACTGTAAAAATTTTGAGGCACCGAGATGTTAAAAACAATTAAATTGCATGGCGTACTTGGGCAAAAGTTCGGTCGAGAATTTAAACTTGATGTGGTAAATACAAGAGAGGCGATGAGAGCCTTATCAGTTCAGATTGATGGCTTTGAGAAGTTTATGTTACGAGCACATGAGCAAGGTCTACAGTTTGCTGTTTTTCTAAAAAGTAAGAACTCAAGCAATAAGCGTGGAAAGAAAAAAACATCAATTTATGACCATGAAACCAAGCGTTTAATTACTGGGGACAATATAGGTGAAGAACAGCTTGATATGAACACTCAAGCCGAAGTTATTCACATAGTACCTAGAGTTGTAGGAGCAGGGGGGAATGGTGCTCTACAGACTATCCTTGGAGCAGTCATGGTGGTTGTCGGGGTTGTAATGCTTTATATACCGGGTACTCAAGCTTTTGCACCTTCTGTGATTGCGGCAGGTGTTGGGATGATGGTTGGCGGCATCGCAATGATGTTAATGCCTAAAATCGATAACACACAAGATCAAAACCAAGATGGCAATAAAGCCAATAAGGGTTTTGGTGGAGCTGTAACTACAGTTGCTCAAGGTAATCCAGTTCCCGTTCTTTATGGCCAGCGCGAAGTTGGTGGCTTCATTGTGAGTGCAGGCCAGTATCCTGAAGATCAGATGTAAAAGTTAAATATATTTTCAAGGCGCTTTAAGCGCCTTTTTTATTGCGCGAGATTTAATATGACGAAGGTGATAGGCGCGAAAAAGGGCGATAACGAAGCTCGACAACCTGTAATTGCTCCTGATTCAGCACAATCAAAAACATTCATTAAAATTTTATATGGATTAGCAGAGGGTGAAGTAGAAGGATTAGCTAACGGCAATAAATCAATTTTTCTCGAAGAAACCCCTTTACTAGATGCAAATGGGAACCTTAGCTTTTCAAATGTAAAAGTTGATTTTCGAAAGGGTACTAACGACCAAGATTATATTGAAGGATTCCCAGCGATTGAGAGCGAAACTGCTGTAGGAGTCGAATTAAAGTCTGGTAGTCCTTGGGTAAGAGCTTTTAGCAATATTGATCTTGATGCGGTAAGAGTTCGATTAAAGTGGGGGCCTTTACGTAGCCAAAACGCTACAAATGGGGATGTTAGTGGTTTAACAATTGAGTATGCAATTGATATTCAAACTGATGGCGGCTCATGGAATGAAGTTTTAAAAACAAAAATATCAGACAAAACTTCTGCTAACTATGAGCGAGCACATCGTATAGATTTGCCTAAAGCAGATACAGGTTGGATTTTACGTATACGTCGTATTACACCTAACTCAACATCTGAGTATGTCAGTGACAAGATGTATGTGGAAGCGGTTACTGAAGTAGTAGATGCAAAACTACGCTACCCGAATACAGCCTTACTTGGGCTCCAATATGATGCAGAAACTTTCGGGAATGTTGCAAAAGTTGCTGTTGATTTAAAAGGAACCTTACTTTTAGTACCTAGTAACTATAACCCTCAAACTCGCCAATACGTCGGAATTTGGGACGGTACTTTTAAGCGCGCCTATTCAAACAACCCCGCATGGATTTATTACGACCTATGCACAAATGATCGTTACGGTTTAGGAGATCGATTAACGCCGTTAATGATTGATAAGTGGTCGTTATATCGTCTTGCCCAATATTGTGATCAGATGGTATCTGATGGATTAGGGGGACAAGAACCACGTTTTACTTGTAACGTTTACCTTCAAAGTGCTGGTGAAGCTTTCAGTATTTTAACAAAGTTGGCCGGAGTTTTTCGTGCGATAGCATTTTGGGATGGTGCAAGTATCCATTGTGATGCAGATATTCCACAAGATACTTACTTCACTTATACCCGAGCAAATGTCATTGGTGGCATGTTTGAGTATTCTGGTACACGTGCACGTGATCGTCACAACGTAGTTAAGGTTGCTTGGGATAATCCAGCAAATCATTATAAAACAGAATATGAATTTGTACGGGACGAGAAGGCAATTGCCGAAGCTGGTCAAGTTCGTATTCTTGAGCTTGATGCGTGGGGATGTACATCACGTGGCCAAGCACAGCGCGCGGGTCAATGGGCTTTAAAGTCAGAACAAAAAGAAACACGCTCTGTTTCATTTAAAGTTGGTTTAGATGGTCATATCCCTTTACCGGGTAGAGTAATAGAAATTGCAGATGAGTTATTCGCGGGACGCGCCAATGGCGGACGTGTATCTAAAATTTCTGCTGACCTTAAAAGTATTACCCTTGATCGGGATGATGTCATTGCAAAGGCAGGTGATCGACTTGTTATCAATGGTGAGAATGGCAAAGCACAAACTCGAATCGTGCAATCAATCTCAGGCCGCGTTGTTACAGTAACTCTACCATTTGATGAAAATTCAATTGCAGTTCAAAACGTTTGGGTCTTGGATGCTCAAGACTTAGCGACAATGAAGTTTCGTGTTATTTCAATCGCACAAGAGGAAAAACACCAGTTCAGTGTTACAGCACTTCAATATAACCCGCAAAAATTTGATGAAATCGATAATGGAGCTTTCTTTGAAGACGCACCGATTTCAATTATTAATCCTTCAATCCAAGAACCAGTAAAAGATGTATTGATTACCAGTGAAAGTAAGGTTGATCAAGGCTTAAATATCACCACAATGATTGTGTCATGGACACAAGCAAAGGGTGCAGTTAAGTATCTTGTAGAGTGGAGAAAGGATGACGGATCATGGATTAAATTACCTTTAACGGGCAACAATTCAGTCGAAGTACCTGGTGTTTACTCGGGGAAATATCAAGCTCGAGTTACGGCAATTTCTGCTTTTGAAATCGCATCTTTACCAGTCTCTTCAGTATTAACCGATATTGGAGGCAAACCAGGATTACCACCCAAGTTAGCATTTATTCGTGCTACCGGTATTTTATTTGGGATGAAACTAGATTGGGGGTTTCCATCAGTCGGTGCGAAGGATACAGCCTATACTGAAATTGAAGTTTCACCGGATGGATCAACAAATATTTCACAATTGGGATTGTTTGCTTACCCGACAACAACCAACACAATCCAGGGGTTACAACCGAATCTAAAACAATTCTATCGTGGCCGTCTTATTGACCGTATCGGCAATGTGGGACCGTGGTCTGATTGGGTAAATGGAATCACAACTTCCGACCCAGATGCTGTTTTAGACCTGATCACTGGACATATTTCTGAAACTGACCTTGCTAAAGAGTTACAAGGAAAAATAGAAAATACAGTTGATGTTGCAGAGTCGGCAAAACAAGTAGCTACTAATGCTCAAACTGCGGCGAGTAGTGCTCAAACTGCTGCTACTAATGCACAAACAGCAGCAACGGAGGCAAAAACAGCAGCATCGAATGCTCAAACAGCAGCTTTAACTGCTCAAGCACAAGCCTCTTCAGCTCAGCAGGTTGCAAATGATGCAAGTGCAATTGCGGCAAATGCAAAAAATACAGCCGATCAAGCCGCTGCTTCAGCATTAACAGCAAACACAGCAGCATCTGAAGCGAAAACTGCTGCTGCAAAAGTTGCAAGTGATTTAACAACTTCGACAAACCAGTTGAATCAAAAAATTGCTGATGAAAGCTCTGCACGCGTCGCTGCAATATCTAATTTAAATGATGGACTAACGACTGAAACAACTCAGCGCAAGTCAGAAGATGCGGCTCTGTTAAGCAACATTGAAACTTATAAATCGAGTACGAACGGCACTTTATCTAGTTTACAAACGCAAATCACAACTAATGCCACAAACACTAGCGCAAATACATCAAAGATTACTTCTCTCGATTCACGTCTAACGACGAATGAAGGGAAAACTGCTGATGCAATCAGTGCAGCTGCTACAGCGCAACAAACGGCTAATACCGCAGTTACGAATGCAGCAGCGGCAGCTTCAGCAGTTACTTCACTTAGATCAGAGTTAAGTAGCGGCAAAGGCATCAATAATATTGTTGCACCTTTTTCTGATCCTCAAGAGTTGCCAACTTTAGGCGGTGCTGGGCGAACAGTAGCTTTAATTGATTCATTGTTGCGACGCAATGGTAAGGCTTACAAGGTTGCACATACTACGGCAGCTCATTATGTTTATTTTGGTACCGCGCAAGCAGCACAAGCACCTGCTCAAATGTCTATGCATATTGAAGCAGGTAGAACATACATGTTTAGTGTATGGCTCAAAGCAATTTCGACAGCAATACCATCGATTAGATTTAATATCTTGTGGTTTATCCGTGACCCCAACACAGGGAATATCACTACTAATGGGGGTATTGTTTTTCCGCAAGGTCAAACCGATTCATATATTTCACCAGGCACAAACGGTCAACGTTATTCGTTTAAATCTAGCACGGCTCCTACAAATGCAATTGGAGCAACAATTTATGCTGTAGGTAACCCATCAGGTCCTACAACCAGTGA